GAAAAATTATTTAGCATTTTTCCAATTCAAAAAAAAATACATTCAACCAAAATTACAGTAGACACTCTATTATACCGTTTAGCACCTAATTTAAGACCACCCTAATCGGGTTGCAAATTAGTGCTAAACTAGTAGAGGTTAGTATGGTCTTAAATACCATACTAGACGGTAAGCTTACCTTTAGGGTGGTCATATGAATGGTTAGGACCTAGTAGACCACTTGAATTCGAGCCCACTCCTGGTGAGCTTATAATAGAGTGTCTACTGTATGAATACCCAATTTAACAAAAATATGACTACGGTACTTAACTAGTTGTGTCGGTCCGGGCTAATAACCTACTATAAATGGTGCCCGTGCATCCTATTGATGCAAGCATTTGATGAGTTCTGTAATGTCGTTGCCAAGGCTGTCGATGTCTTCTGTTGCTTTGTGATTGTTTCGCTCAATAATATTATCAAGCAAAATCTTGTAGCAATTCAGAGTCATTTGTACTAGGTGGTTTTCAGACTTACAAATCTCGGATGCTACCCGAAATGCGTCTCGCAGAATTTTGCTGTCATTCTTCTGAGTGAAGAGAATCCGCCCAGCCATCCAGCCGAGTTTGAATGTCTCCACAATTGGGTTTGGCTTAGTAATAACCATTGTCGTTTCTTCAACGTTAGGGGACATAATTGAAAAGAAGTTTTTGTTCTCAAATTATTAGTTTATTTGCAACAATAAAAATAACATTACATTTTTTGTGTGTTTTTTATTTGTTTTGCTATTATTTATCATCTGGCGACACTTCAAGCCCGGTGATAAAATCATTTATCATCTGGCGATACTTCAAGCCCGGTGATAAAATCATTTATCATCTGGCGATACTTCAAGCCCGGTGATAAAATCATTTATCATCTGGCGACACTTCAAGCCAGGTGATAATATTATTTATCATCAGGCGACACTTCAAGCCAGGTGATAATATTATTTATCATCTGGCGACACTTCAAGCCAGGTGATAATATTATTTATCATCTGGCGACACTTCAAGCCCGGTGATAAAATCATTTATCATCAGGCGACACTTCAAGCCTGATTGCAATTACTTTATATTTCTGGCGTTCCTCTTTCGGATAGAACTTGTGATATACCATGACACCTTCTTTAATAGTACGTACACCCGGAAGGCAATATTTGAGTCGTTCAGCGGATAAGTATTTCTCAAAATCGGGATAATATGTAACTGCAGATACCCGTGTAACCACATATCGATGCACTGTGTTGCCATCTTTAGTTTTCAATTCTTCATTCGTCCAACGAATTAGTTCTCCCTGTTGAATTTCAGCGAACCGGGATTTAGCCAACCGGCCTTCAACTGATTTTGTCCCGGCTTGGATTAGTGAAAACCACGGCTCACTAACATTAAAAGTTTTTAGTTCTGATGTTAGTGCTGATGTTAGTGCTGATGTTAGTGCTGATGTTAGTGCTGGTTTAATTTGTGACATATTTGAAAATAGTAAATACAGATTACTAACATTTTATATTCACACAAAAAAACAATTTTTAACTAATTTAAATAAAACTTAGAAAAACAGAAAAAGTGAATCAAAAAAAAAAATGTTTTTGCTTTAGAAAATAAGATATACTAATTACATATAACTCCAAATTCTAATTAAAAATGGATTTTATCAAGTATCCTTCAATTGACACTACTACCAAGCCTAGGTATTCTAAGAATCCTGCTGACAAGTGGATTGTGACAGAAAAGGTACATGGCGCCAATTTTGGTATTTACCTAGACCTTACCAATATTGGCAAGGAAGGTTGGATTAAGATGGCAAAGCGCACAGGATTTTTGACAGATTCCGACAAGCTGCAGTTCCCGTGCGACGATTGGCTCCTAGCCAATCTTGACAATTTGGAACAAACTGCTATGAATACCCTAGCACATATAGGCACAGATTCTATTCAACCTGGAACTTACATAGTAATCTTTGGAGAGTTTTACGGTGGCTGGTATCCTACTAACCCAAGTGAGTGGCGTGGCTCAAAGAGTCTTCCAAATGAACTAAAGGCATATGCTGCCACACATGATGGCACACGACCACGACCTATCCAATGGGATATTTACTATTCTAATACATACGAGTTTGTCTGTTTTGACATGCTAGTCATTGACCCAGGCAGCCGTCCTGTGCGGGCAGACGGACAACCAGTACTGGCATCAGAAGTAGTCCGGTATCAAAACTGGTTGCCACATGAGTTCGTCCGAGCACAACCCATTCCACAAGTGCCGATTATGTTCTCAGGTTCACTGGCTGAATGTTTGGAATTTGCCAATTCGGGTGCAAAGTACGTGAACTCAGCGGTTCCACAACAACTGCATGGATACCCAGAATTGGCACCAGGCACCAATATTATTGAGGGTGTTGTTGTCAGCCCAGCAACTGGCGCACATTTCTCATACAAGATTAAGAACCGTGCATTCCAGGAGACAGTGAAGACAGCACATATCCCTAAGAAGGACCATGCCGAACCGACAGGGCACCCATTTCTGGGATATATTACCCAGAACCGTTGGAATGCTGTGAGGTCCAAGTATGGTGTTATTGGGCTCCTGGAACTCAAGACTGCCTTTGAGGCAGATGCTTTGGAGGATTTCACATCTGAAAATCCAGACGCCAAGCCACCCAACCTAGATACCAAGTATATCCGATTCGCGCTGGATAAGTTTTACTCAGAGCTAGGGGCGCTGGATGAATCAATCCTGCAGTAGATGCCGTTCACATTGAATTATAAGCCAACTACCGCCTAGTATGGTATTTAAGACCATACAAAACTCTACTAGTTAAGTACCTATTTGCCACCCGAATAGGGTGGTCCTGGTCGGTGGCTTAGCCACCTTGTCTTAAATAAGGTACTTGACGGTACCTATGTCTACGATAAAACCTAGTGATTATATAAAACGTGCAAAACCAGTAATTAAGATGTGTTTCGGTGAAAAGCATAGTTGGTTAACTTTTTTATTCGGTTCAGTATTCATGGGGTTATCAGCGTATAAGTATTCTGGCGTATCTAGGGATGCTTTAGTGATTTGCTTGATTATGTCCTTAGTAGTACTTATGCAACTTTGGGAAGCATTGGCTTGGCGTGGATTTTGTACGCTGGCATCATGGGGTGGGTATATTACAGTTTTACTACAAGCTACCCCATTATTACTTCTACTTATGCCATGGAAACAACATCTAGGAACACTTGAAGGCAAGCTAGCACTAGGACTAATGGTGTTATATTACGGGACAGTATTTATTGGTTCTGATGTACCTAGCTGTATCTTGGCGGATGGGAAACAAATCCGTTATACCTGGTTAGATAAATGGTGGCAGCAATTAGGATATATGATAGTTTTAGGTGCTGTACCACTACTATTAATGCAGGACAGAGATATTGCATGGTTTTGGGTAATATCGTTCTTCTTAGCTCTAATAGTAACAAGTTTGACGTATGGATATTTAGAAACAAATGGCGCGGTTTGGTGTTATTATGGCGCGGCATCTACAATTATTTTGTTTGCATTCCTATATTATAAATTCGGGGCAGACGGCAGAGACCACAAAAAAATAATTGGCGGATCGGGCTAATTCATTAGCAAGACCCGCATTTGAAATCATATTCATGTGTATCTGGACTATGTGATGCACTATTCATGTTGCAATCTTTTTTTTTAAGTTGTGTAACTTCTAGGTCAATCTCAAAAGCTAATGTATAATTAACATTATTTGAGGTTATATATTCTGCTTGGCATTTATTAACTTTTATCATTTCTGTGGTTAATTTATCACAAACTGCATCAAGCAATCTTGCACGCTCACTGTCAGAAAGTGGAATGGCATTTAGGCACACACCTTCATATCCAATATGAACTGGCGACATCATTGTTCCAAATCCCGACCATTTCTTATTATATCTGCACACCCGGAATCCGGCTGCAGTCCGATGTTTAAGAAGTTTAATAATATCATTATAAAGTTCATCAACAGATTTTTGGAAACCTGTAACTACATTGGCATTTAATTCTTCAATAATGGGTGTATTCTTTTCATCACAATTTGGTGTAGATTCATTAAGCATTTTTGATGGATATAAATCAATGTTTGTGAGAGTTCTTTGTAAAACTCGATAAAATAATAAAAAGAAAACGTTTTTTATTTTATTTTCATTTTATTTTTTGGTTTTGTTAGGTTTAGAATTTTAGCGACATAGATTTATAGCACATCTAGGACCTGCAGAAAGCAAATCAATAATAAGTGTGAATGGCGTCAATAGACACACTACCGGATTAGTTTGCTGGGATGCTTTAGATGATTCATGTATATAATCATCTGGTGTAACATCTGCAACTAATGCAGGATTAACAACCTTAGATGTCAGCGGACACAGTGTCATTCTATTCTGATTTTGTTGCATCTCCACTGGTGTATATAATTCCGGACAACCACAGCAGAAATAGCAACAACAATTACATTCACATATTGGATGAAGTGCAAGTGATTCACGCTTACTTGCATTGTGGTGTGGTTCTTCGACAATCACTGGCATTAATTGTGGATGTACTCCCTTAAGTTGACTGATGCTAATTCGGGTATATTTCAATTCGGGATCCATGTTAGTAGATTTTGTTTTTTATTTGTAATTCCTGGTTACCAGTAAATCAAAATCGTTTTTTTGGCAAGGAAAAATTGTTTAAAGCGTCCTAGCACTAAAATACTAGACAAATCAAAACTTATCCTTAATTAATCAAATTAACTCGAATATATTTACCATAAAATCATGCCTACTGCTGCCCGCCAAAAGTATCTTGCCAAACAAGCTGCCAAGAAATCCGATCTACTTTCGGATGCCGACCGCCAAAGTGAATATGACAAAGTATTCAGCCAATTAAGCCAGATTAGTGACCCTGAAGTAGATAAGTTTGAGGCACTAATGTCGGAATGGGTAAAAGATGGCCGTGTCCGACAAGGTGTTATTCCTGTGCCTGCTATTCGCCGTGGTATCGTATATTCACTTGGTATTAGCCGCTCAAAGACATTTGTTTCACTAAGGTCTGACAATCCAGATGATTATACCACCAATAATACGGAATCAGCCAAAGCTTCCGTTGAATCATCTGCTACACTTGCTGCGGATTCTAAAACAACACAAGTTATAAAAGATGCAGTAGATGATGAAATGCCTGAGTTGGTTCCTAGCACTGCTACTACTACTGCAGACCCTGCAACAGTAGACCCTGCAACACTAAATGCTACTTCTGATAAGATATATGAACCAGTAACAACTAAACCTAAGAAAAAAGGAGCAAATGATAAGAAAAAGCAACAAACTTTCGCACAACCGGCTCCTCGTGGGTCTAGACATGCATCTAGGCCACCGGCAATGAAACCGAAAGCGCAATCAGCTTAGAATTATTCACACTAGGATTTGATTTTTTATTTTTGTGTTTATGTTTTTTTCGAATATTGTGAACGGTTATGGTTATTGCGGTGTAAGTTTGTAAATAACAGGATACCAACTTATTGCAGCAACACGAATACCATATCCATGGACTAGATATGATTTGCCGACTTGCAAATTTGCCCATTCATCGGCTTCATTAAAATCACCTTTCCACCAGAGATTCCCCACACAATATATATCACCATTAGTTGCAGTTACCATATACCACATCCTGCGGCCACTTAGTCGTGTATACGTACTTTTAATAGTAATAGTTTTTGTGAATCCAGTTGTTGCCTGATATATAAAACCACCAACAAGTGACAATACAAATATACCTACTAAAAACCATATCCAAAACATCGGATGGCTATATATTTTGCTAAGTGACATTTATATTTTGTTTATGTTTTATTTTTTTCACCCCACCATTCATCAATTTGGAGGCGAAATTCGCGATTAGTTAAAATACCGGGTCGCTGAACCCAAAATAGTTTGCCAGCCATACCAGGTTTTGTATTAGTGGTATGGCAATAAATCATAAGAGCTAAACTTGCGGACCTGTTAACACCTGCTTGACAATGAATTAACACTTTATCTGTCGGTTTCAGTGCTAGGTTGGATAACCATTTCCATACTACTGGAAACCAAGATGTAATATTAGTAGTTGGTTGGTCTTCAACACAAATATGTAATTGGTGGGGTTGATATTCTCGCATTTTCCAAAACCCACGTATCAAGTCTATTTCATTTTGATTCATACAAGAAATTATATGTGTGAATCCCGAATCTTGTGCGTTAAACGCATTATTTTGGTCGCCTAGCCATAGCCAATTAAATATTTGGGCGGGTTGACGTGGTGGCCGACGTCTGTCATTTGCAGCTAGGTCAGAAATAACTATATCTAATTTAGTCATTTATCACCAGATGATTTATTATCAGAATATTAATTTTTGAATCCTTGATAGTTGCTATTTTACAAGGACGAAATCTATAACTTATTAAAAAAGACCGCCATCGGTTAGTAAATTAATTAGAATATGCCAACCCAGCCATGCCACTCATGATGCGTAGAATGTTATAACCGTGAGCGAATACACGGATACCACCATTACCTGAGTTAGCAAAAACAACATTATCTAGGTACAGATCAGCGCTCTTTAGTCGTGTGAAATTACAAACACCGCTAGGTTGATGTTTTTCGGGTTCTAGACCGAATGAATAAGTGTAAATGTAATTATAATTATTTTCATTTTCATTAACTGTAAAAGGTATATATCTTGGTATGCGTTCATGGTGCTCATAATTCTGAACATTCAAGAAATATTCAGACCGACGTGGGTAAAAGCGTTGTGTACCATTAAGAGCAACATATCCTTGGTCAAATGCCATATAATGTTCGTTGAAACTACTTTCACTATCCCAATTTTTCTGTCCCCACCAAAGTAATTCCTTCACAGGATAATTAAAATCAAGTGGTATTCGTGTATTAGCTGCAGATGCTAATTCTAATTTTTCAACCATTTGAACTTGTTCAATTAGGTATTCATGTCCGGATTGTGAGAATCTTCGGCGTTCATCAGTATCCATAAATATATAATCCACCCAGATTTTGAAACTGACAATTGATTTATCTTTAAGTCCATAACCTGTGCGTTGTACTTTGTCATCTGTTTCCAAATAAAGTGTAAGTTTAACTTCTGCCGATGAAAGAGCTATTAGAGGCAGTGCTAGGCCAGAATTTCTACAAAACCAAAATTGTAAAGGAACTATGAATTTTTTACTTGTAGGTGCCTTGAGGCCTGGTATATCAGCAAAATCTCCGGTCATTTGTTGATACCCCGGGAACTTGCCTCCAGGTGTAGTCAATTCAGACCAAATTTTCAGCCAATCCGCATATTGCCTGTCAATCAATTGCCCACCGATTTCCAAGTCCATTTGTTTGAAAATCCAAGTTCCGGTAGATGGAATTAAATCATTGTTGTCATTTATATCAACAGTATTATCTATTTCCCATTCAATGAAAATATCTTTGACTAGGTCACCATGTGTTGGTAGGGTGCAAACTACTTTCCCGCCGAAATCTGCATTACCTAGATACCCAACTTCAATGCTTTCAACTGCGAAATTAGTGTGTCGTTTATATGCTGCTTTAAAGAAAGTAATCTGAGGATTACCCATTAGGTAAATATCCTGTGAGCCATATGCTACTGCTTGTATATATCCGCCTCCCATTTTAATTTACGGTTTGTATTTGCCCGAGTATTATTGTTTATGTGGGATTCTTTATTTTAACTACAGAGGAAAAAAGGAATAATTATGATACGCAGTACATGCTATTTGGTTACCATGATAACTTTGTTTTAGCTATCATAAGCTAATCCTGCCATACCATCTTTTATGCGTAAAACATTGTAACTAGTTGCATAGACAACCAATTCTAAGCCATTAAAATAATTACTAATGCCATCTGGTCGTGGAATTGGAGGGTTAGGAGCAGGAGGGGTAGGAGGGTTAGGATTATCTATAAGGATAGGGTCTGTTATAGTAATACCACGAAGATCCAGAAATGCGTCATCCAATTTAGTGAAGTTAGCCGTACCACTGGGTTGGTGTTGCTCGGGATTGAGACCAAATGAATAAGTGTATATCCTAGCTGAATAAACAGGTCCAAATTCTTCATCAGCAGAAGCGACAGTAATTTGTTCGCTTCCTGTTAATTTATTATATCTAGGAACCCGGGTGTGGCGTTGGTAATTCTGTGTAAGTAAGAAATGGTCGTCAGGGCGGTCCTTCATGCGGTCTTGCCCGTTAAACCGTATGACACCGCTATCAAATTCACCCCAGAATTGACCGAACCCTATTTTAGTGCGAGTGCGCTTATTAGTCAACGTTACAATATCATCGTCAACCGGTACATCTAGGATAGGACGAATACCCCAAATTAACTCTTTAACAGGATTAGCAAATCCTAAGTCATAGCGAATATTTTTGATATCAAAAGTTTGTTTTTGGTATGCCGGTGTTGGGTCAGATGAAGTATCGGTGTCAGTAATGGGCTCCGGATTGTATTTCTTGATAGTACCACCTACCGGGCGATAAGCACCTTTGTGCTGAACCTGTTCTATTAGGTATTCTAATGGATTTTGAACCAATTGCCTGCGTTCATCACTATCCAAATGGTAGTAAGTGGCCCACACTTCACATTCCATATTTTGCCCACTTGCATATACTTTTACATCGCTATCTGGATTTGAATCAGGATATGAATTTTTATCATCTGGAATAATTAATTCGTATTCAGGTGAACTAGTATCAGATGGAATATAAGAACTAGTTATATCTTCCAGCGAGCCAAATTCAATTTGCAACCGGATTTCATGTAGCGACATGGCGACTATTGGGAGGGCTAGGGCAGGATTGCGGCAGAACCAGAATTGTAGGGGGACATTTAGATATGGTGCATCAGTTTCATCAGTAATAGTAGCCAAACTAGTCATAGGAACGTTAGTTAGGGTCATTGCATCTAGGCCAGGTCGCCGGCCAGTACTAACCGATAACTCTTCCCAAATTGACATCCATTCACCATATTGTCTATCTATTAGTTGTCCGCCGATAACTAAATCTACACGTTTAATTAGTGCATTACCTAGACCTTGTGTGTAATACCAAGTATCAGCATTTGTAAAAAAAGGCGGCCTGAGTTGTAGCCAAATAGCACCCAGTAAATCACCAACCCGTGTTATATCAATATTAACTGTACGCCCATGCCCTACTTTACCATTAATATGTTGTATAATCGATTCTTTGGCAAAATTAGTGTGTCTGCGATAGACAGTTTTGAAATATGTAATTTCTGGGTTACCGGTAATATAAATATCGGCACCGCCATATGATGCCAGTTGTATTAATCCACCTGTCATTTCCTTTTCTTTTGCCTTTTAATTCAAGTTTTTATTATATTTCCCGATATTTATCACAAGTATATGAACTTATTCTGTTATTACAAAGCCCTATGAAAACCTATCTGAAAAAACAAAGATAGCATATAAATAAATATACGTAACTAGTGGCAAAATATCTTATAGAATGCAAGAATACAATTTATTGACATCTGAATATATAATAATTGCAATAATAATTTGTGTTATATTACTCAGCATATTAATTAAATTACCTATAGACAACCCACATGCATTTTTTAATTTGTCACTTGCTATTCTAGGTTGGTATTTAGCGAATATCGTTAATATAGTTTACAAAACCACTAATAATATATATTCTGTCAAACTCCGTCATATTATAGGATTTATAGTTACATTGTTTTTGGTGTATGGTTTTGTATACTATGCTTTATTTAATCTAGATGAAACAGCATTTTCTGGTAATTTACGAATTGACCGTAGCCAACCACTATCATTTGCAACATATTATGATATGATTTATTTTACAATGTCTACATTTTCAACTGCTGGGTTTGGTGATATAACACCACTGTCTCGGGTCGCACGTAGTATCGTCATGACCCAATTCTTCGTAGGCTTTATATTAGTCGGTGTGTTACTCAGCAGGGTGGGTTAAGAATTAATCGTGAACTGAATTAAATTATTGCATTTTTGGTTTTTTTGAATAAAAAATTGTTTTATTTATATATCTTTACAAAGAGTCCAAATAATAATTACAATTTTAAAGATGAATACTGATTTCACCGAGAGCGTTGCCGAGGACGGACAAAGTCAGATCACCGAGAGCGTTGCCGAGGACGGACAAAGTCAGATCACCGAGAGCATTGCCGAGGACGGACAAAGTCAGATCACCGAGAGCATTGCCGAGGACGGACAAAGTCAGATCACCGAGAGCATTGCCGAGGATGTACAAAGTCAGATCACCGAGAGCGTTGCCGAGGATGGACAAAGTCATATCACCGAGAGCGTTGCCGAGGATGGACAAAGTCATATAACCAAGAGCCCTACCCGTGCCAAGTTGCTGTGTGAGTTTTTCAAAAACTATGATGTTACAATTTGTGGATTGCCATTGCCTGCTGCACTTGCAGTTTTCAACTCAGATGGGTGGTTTGCTACCATTCCGGCAACCACCTATCGTGGTGTAAACTGGGCCATTTACGGCACAAACTTTGAAGTAAACTGGTGTCGCCAGCCAGATGAAGATTATAATCCAATTGATGTTGGTGCCGTTCATGCACTTGGTTCGCCGAGGAATGTAACTATCGACCAACTCCTGGAATCACAAGGGCTTTTCAACGCCATGCTTTTCTCAGTTGTCCGCAATAAGGAAGTGATGATGCATTTTGCTCGTTGGTACACCAAGCTCAACCGGGCACAGAAGAACATTGTCCGTTTGGCACCTCGTGCTATCAAGGCAGTCCGGGCTCATATCGCGTGGCTCCAAGCTTCATGCGACAAGTGTGACCTCAATCAGGCGTCATGGGACCTTGTTACCAAGACAGTTGGCCTAGAGCATACTTTCCCGGAGCAATCCGATGTGGACGCGTTTGTCATGACTGATACCCAGCCTGCATACGTGTCTAGGTATCTAGCACTTTGGGAGCCAGAGCATCATGCAGAACATCCTGCAGAACTTTTCCGAGACATGTCTACTGATGCCAACCGTTTCGAAGTTTTCACAGCGTTCCTTGACACTTACACTGGCCCGGAATTCTGGTGAGTAGGGTAAGCCATTTTCGCATTTTTTTAATGGATTAGAAATAAAACATAAATGAAACACAAATAAACACAAATGAAACATATATGAATAATAAATGCCACAACGCCACACTATAAAAAATCCTGTATCTAGGACATCTACATCATCAAAAACAAAAACACAACAGCAAACCCTTAAAACAGTAAGTAAAAACAAAACCACTTATCCATTCATACCCCTAGCGTTAGTAAACCGATTGGAAGCTCTAGCTGAGTTCTATGATGTAAGTTTAGTCAGCCGTGGTAAAATTCCGCCGAATAAAACGGATAAAGGATTCCTAATAATTTATCGGCAAATGGCACACGGTGACCCCCAAAAACTATCAAGTCTTCCAATCTTGGCAAAAAATCCAAACGGAAATACATGGGACAAACAGCGGGATAATTATATACTCAGACGACTGGATATGGTACGCAGGGCAAAAGCAGATAAGCCAGATGGGCTTTATGTCAAATCAGGTTCTCTAGCTGGATTGCCAACGGTACTACATGTTAATATGATGATGTGGGCGTACAGTCCGGATGCAAAGATGAGAACATCAGCAGGGGTAGATAAAGTATTAGCTAGGTTAACGGAAATTAAAAAAGAAGGAATCCATGCACCTAAGCGTCCAGGCATAAGTGCTTATGGTAATCGCCCGGATTCTGCCTAGGCAAATGATACAATATGGCAATAGAGTTTGTAATAGCCTAGTTGTGGTCCATCTAAATTACTAATACAATCATTGATATAAATTTCATTTCCCACACCAATACTAATAAAGTAATCCTCTAGGAGTTTAATAATTGCATCAATTTCAATCGCAGCCATATCACGTAAATCACCTGGGAGAATTGGTAACGAAATATGCGATTTACCACTACGGGTCATAAATACTACACCTAGCTCCGGAATGGATTTTTTGCGAATATATGCATTCAACACCGCTTCATAAATTAATTGAGTTTGTGATAGAGTATATTTAGTTGGAACAAGTTTAGCAAATAATTCAGAAACATTTGTGTTTTTTTTATTTTTTTTTGCATTGGTCTTTGGTTGTGATTTACAATTTCCCATAGTATTAATATATTTGAGTTACGGTACTTGAATAATTTTATTTTGTGTTATTAGGATTTATTATTTCTTTAGTACGCAATCTAGACTATTTGACAAAATCGATTTTTTAATGAAACAAAACCTGGTTTTATCATCCTAGAAATAATACCGCCAGTGCCTAGAGACTGGGCCAAATACCAAGTATCTACGGTAACGCCGAGGACGTGCGGAGCCAGTCCGCCATTGCAAGTGCCTAGAGACTGGGCCAAATACCCAGTGTCTACGGTAACGCAAGTGCCTAGAGACTGGGCCAAATACCCAGTGTCTACGGTAACGCAAGTGCCTAGAGACTGGGCCAAATACCCAGTGTCTACGGTAACGCAAGTGCCTAGAGACTGGGCCAAATACCCAGTATCTACGGTAGTTGTAGCTAGTCTAAAGATTAACATCTTGAGTGTAGCCGCGCGGTTAGTAAAACTAAATAATCCACGCCAAGTGAATTTGTCTTCTGCAATAACTGCAGGGAATAAAAGACATCCTCCAGCTAGGCCGCCAAATACGTGCCATAAAGTGTGAGTCAATCCATAATCACCACGGAAGAACATGAAAAGCGCAACTGCTGCCAAACTAAATAAGCACCCGATGATACTTATAACTTGGCTAATTATGTGATGATGCTTAAATGTCATGACTAGGTAAATGAAATAAAATACCGATGCCACTAGTGCAGGAATTGCATTATAAATTACGCCATTAAATACTTTGGAAAATGATTGAGTTGTAATTACCCAAAGAATACCGACTGATTGTAAAATAATACGTAATTCATCATTGATAGGCATAATATACAACATGGTTATGAAAAGCGCAAAATTAGCCATTGTCAAGTCATCGGTTTGTGCTTGTGAATAGAACATATTATCACTGTCGCATTTCATAATTAGGTCAATTTGGGTGGGGTCTACATGTTTTTGGCAAATATGATAATTAATGCTATATAACATAACTGCCAAATAGAATACAGACAGGATGACAAACCCGCTTGTACTTATTGATTTTTGCCAAACAAATTTATATACAAGCACGACTACAGGTAATAGGTATATAAAATTAGAATATACGAGAGCTCTACGTGCAGTTGCAGTAATTAGTGGTGCTTTGGGCTTAAGTATTTCTTGGAGCCATTCTGGCATTTGTGATTCATTAGCTGTTATTTGTGTTGTAGTTGATTGATTCATTTATTATCAATAGAGAACAAAAAAGAAATTTTGTGAAAAATCTGGAGTTAAACTCTATGTCATGAAAGGTTAGATATTCGCCATCTTGCTGGCATATGCATGTGCGATATACATACATAGCGATTGAATGTCAAGGAAATCAACTGCAGTGATATAATAGTCTAGTGCTACATGATCGGTCCATCCCTTCACAAACTTGAACTGAGGATAACCAACTGCTGTTGCAATTTCAGTTTCCCTCACTGTTTCATCCAATGCAGGTAATGCCTTGAGAATTACATCTATTTGAGGAATACGAAGTTCACAATTTATGTCGGGGACTTCTGAATGAAACCAGTTCTTGATTGTTTCTGACCCACATGATGGGTTTGCAACTACTCGCATCATCCTGAAAAGCCGGAGAGTATTGAGAATAGTGCCATTAATAATATTGGAAAAGATGGGAATTGGTGTATCTTCTTGAAAACCCAAATCATCAAACATGTTTCGCAGTGTTGCTGAGACACACATAGCCGAATAGGGCATTCTATACATGTCGCCTGTGGCTGGGTTAAGTAGCGACACTGGCTTGGTAAATTCATCAAGTTCGTCTGCAGATGTCGCATGCTTGTAAGTCATATCTGGCTGCAACATTCCTGTCAGAAACCGGATTGGTGTCCCATCTTCACCGAGTTCCGCAATTGGTTCGTATGAATTAGGGAAATCGGGACATGTCGTCCATATGATGAGAACACGGATACGCCGGCCGTTGGAAAGCACATGATCGTGTGTAGTGTCCCACATCTGGATATTTCCGACGCCATCTGCATCGGGCGCAACTGACTGTTTCTCCACAAAGATGGTGGGATAGTCAGGATTGATAGAATGGATTGCAAATGCCATGTTTGTTAGTAAATAAATTACTTAATTATTTGATACTTGCATGTAAATAGTATATAAATAAAACAATTTTTGACAGTAAATTTGTAATTTTGTCATTTTTCTTATTTTCCATTATGTAGAAAAATTGTTTATTCAAGTTAAACATGTCTAGGACATAAAATAATAATTAACCTAGAATTACTTAGAATTAAACCTAGAAATAACAAAAAATGAGTTCATCATCGAAAATTCCGACTTTAGAAGAAGCCACGCAGATGCCGGATGTCATTCTAAATAACACAGATGGATTCCAACACCGGATTGACTGGTCTAAAAATATATGCGTAGTCGATTTGAGTTATTTGACATATACCCGGTTTTTCGGGGTACGGGATTGGTATACCCGTGCATTTCCTGAAAAAGAAATCCCTGCAGATCATAATTGGACGGCAGATACTGAGTTCATGGCTAAATTCTATTCGCTATTTACTAAGAAACTTTTTGCAGTTTGTAGGCAAAAACTCGTTCCATCAACTAACATTGTATTTGCAGTGGATTGTAGGCATAATGATAATTGGCGTGTCCTAGCTACACAATCTTATAAGGAGACTAGGAAAGATAGTCATGCCAAGAATAATTTTAGTAACTTCGATATTTTCCCGTATATCCGACGTGCTGTCATTGCACCTATGCAACGGGAATTTGGAAACATTGTATTGAAACATAATAATCTGGAAGCTGATGATATGGTGGCTCTTTTCGTGCGCGCAGCTCGTGAACGCCATATGCCTACAAATCCGGGATGTCATATTTATATCATGGCTAATGACCGAGATTACATACAGATTTGTGATGCATTCGTACATTTAATTGATCTGAATGATAAACCTATTAGCGACCAGATTTTTGCACCTGAAACAGGTATGAATGCGCGCAAATTCTTGCTACGTAAAATCCTATGTGGTGATATTAGTGACAATATTGCAGGCTGTTATTTTAATAAAGACTTTTTAGTGAAATATGGTGTGAGTTGCAAACGCCCACATTTGAAAGCAAGTGATAAAGTCCTAGCCGTACTTTTTGCCAACCCGGAAAGTTATGCCTGTTTGGACCGGCTTCTTATTACTGCTAATGCTTATCATTCCATACCTTCATTTGCTGTACCTGCACCAGCACCCGCACCCGCACCCGCACCCGCACCAGTTTATCCGGATGACCTCAAATCAGTTATGGCGATTTTAAAAGATGACTTATTTGTAGCAAATTCTAGACTGGTGGATTTTGCTAATATTCCAACTGGATATTCGGGCGAGGTCCTAGCATGGATGGCTACTGTAAATATTTGAAATTAAAAATTACTGTATATTTATTATTTTTCTAATTTTTTGAATGGATTATTTCATGTATACCGTCAAGTACCTAATTTAAGACCACCCTATTCGGGTGGCAAATAGGTACTTGACTAGTAGAGGTTAGTATGGTCTTAAATACCATACTAGGCGGTATAATACATATCGTGGGTTTCTGGTAAAAAATGTTGTTTTAACAAAAATTGTTTAATTAATAACATAGTTATTGTTAGCATAGCTGATGGTGATGTTTAAGTTAAAACTTTAGCATTACTAGCACGCCCGAGAGGCGTGCAACGATGGAAGGAAAACCATGTAAAAACAACCCGTCTCAAGAGACGTTTAAATCTTTTTTTTGTTTTTTGTTTTTGTTTTTGTTTTGTTTTTGTTTTGTTTTGTTTTGTTTTTGTTTTTGTTTTTGTTTTTTTTGTTGTGTATTTTGGGTATGTGTTTATATAGTGAGTTAGTTTAAACATTATTTTTGATTGTAAGTTAATAAAAGCGATAATAACTATAACTACAAATATAATGAGTGCTACAACAACAAATAGCGATTACCAAGGCAGTGATCCGGATGTAATTGAAATTCAGCTTGATGGCCTTATCCGCAGCCAACAAGATTGGATACATGGCCGGGGGTACCGTGATTTGACAAAAGATGAGTTTATTCATGCTATGAGTCTTAAATATGCATTCTTGAATAAAGCGTCGGCCAAATTATTTAATAAAGCAGCAAATGGCGAATTAGCAACACCTCAAGCCCGCACCCAAATCAATCAGATTTTGACTATGCTAAAGCAAGTTGCAGCCGGAAGATTAAAACAACAAGAAGCTGATGTTATTTTTGGTAAGCAACAAGCTGCTAAATATGTCGAACCACTTGTTGAAAAACTAAATAAAACATCGCCGAATGATAAATAAATAATGGTTTTCCTAACATTTGACTATTGGAGTTTAGTATGGTCTTAAATACCATACTAGACGGTACTAGCAAGCTGTATTGTTATATTGTCAGTTTATGTCAGTTATATAGGTATTAAGTTTAACCCATTGAGTCGATATGTTCCTATTCAGATTCTTGTTTATTTGATTCTTACTGTTGCGATTGGATATTTACTGCTAGATGAAAAAATAAATAAACAACAACTCATCGGGATTATGCTTGGCGCTGCAGCCATTTATTTAATACAAAATCAATCACCTGTCCGCACAACTACTGTTGCGATAGTTGAATAAATAATGAGACTTTTAGTGTGTTGTGTCTTTAGATAAATGGTATACCATTTTCTAGGCACCAACACCTGGCATTTTCAATTTGTTTTTCACGTGTTTTCTCCTGCCAATCAGCATCATAAAATAACTGATCGTTAATGATACTTATTGTCTGGTTAATATTGGAGATTTGTAGTTGATTCATTTCATTAATTATCCGGTTAAGGTATGCATAAAAACTACTAGGTGCTGCATGTGATGGGATAGTGCTAGGACCTGTGTAGATATCACTAACATCAAATATAGAATTAATGGTCCGGAAAACAGTATCAGTATGTTTACTACTAGCAATATGCCAATTTGTCGAAATCTGTGATATAACTTGTTCATTTGATATGTCAAATTGATTCCACATATCAAGTAACCCTAGCAATTTCTCAAATATTATAGAGGAACATCCTTTGAACCCAGTTGCAATTATATATTTTTCACTATTTGCAAGACGACTGGTTTTGGGTTTGAATATTACTAATTCGGTGAAATGACACTGTAGTAAATACAAGAAATCAGCGGTTAGTTTATTATTCAAATCAAAGAATTTACATACAAATCGGCCACCACGTCCAAGAACCGCCATACACCCTATTATTTCGGCCAGGATTAGTTTGCTGGCTGTTTGCTCTTGGCAATTATACACACCATTTGAACTGAAATCAAACCCTCCATCTGCAGTAACCAAATCTGCCTTGGTAATTGTAAACCTAGATGCCAAATATCGTAAGTTTTTCAGAGAATATAAATTACCTGTTCCATCTGCACCTGTGAGTATATTAACCTCAGGGTGGTCGCGCAAGAACTCAGTACTACGTTTCCATGATGGTATATCAGGTGTATCAGTATCTATAAGTGTGATGCCATAATATTTATCAAAATAATTAGTAATGCGTGAACTTGGAGTGCTAGGACATGAATGTGTTGACCGTAGCCAAATGAGTGCTTCTATGAACCCACCGGGTCCTTCTGCTAGCCCAACACATGTTACTGGCAGAGGTGTTGTAATAATATCACCTAATAGTTGTCGGCTCATTTCTACCATTTTAAAGAAGCTCCGGCTCAACGGTTCAATAGCGGCAACATGCTGAATCCGTTGCGGGCTACCTAATTGCCGCTTTGATGTGAAATATATAAGTTCGTACGGATTTGCTAATACTCGAACTCTGTCCCAGAAAAAATTATTATACCCCGAGTCAATCAGACTTTTTGCTGTACGGAGATCGGTTTGGCATTTTATATTAATACATGACGTCCCAAGCATAAGTTTGTTTAGACGTTCAGTAAGCCACTCCCGTGCTTTTGTTTCAATGAATTGTTTTTTACTTGGTGATGTATTTTTAGATGCCGGTGACCCGTATGTACTGGATCTAGAAATTTTACTAACCTTATACATATCTGCAGTAAAATAATGAATTATCGCAGAAAGGTCATATGTTTTTTCTTGTGGTTTTATTTCAGGAACCGGGTAATTCCGGCAAGCTATTTTATAACTATACATTCCAAGCGTTATGGATGATATATGATGTATTTTAGTAATCGAGTTTATAGAATGAGTAGTCTATTATAGGTTTGTTGCCGTAGCCCTAAGCCCAGAAAACATTAGAAATCTAGGATTAGCAAAAAACACAGAAAAAAAGAAGAAAACTTGCTGTACCGTCAAGTACCTAATTTAAGACAAGGTGGTGAAGCCACCGACCATGACAAGGTGGTGAAGCCACCGACCATGACAAGGTGGTGAAGCCACCGACCATGACAAGGTGGTGAATCCACCGACCATGACAAGGTGGTGAAGCCACCGACCAGGCCACCCTATTCGGGTGGCAAATAGGTACTACTGTAATAGGGTGCCTGTGGTATTTGGTTTGAAAATTAATTTCCGGCGTGAGCTTAGTGTGTGTTTTAATGTGCGTTGTTTTAAAAAAAATGTATAATTATTAACTAATTTATATTCTGGCATACTATGATTTCTAATTAATCCAACACGTATTTTCATTAGGTTAGCAATTTGAGATATCCTCTTATGTGTATGATTCCCAGTTTTGTATTGTTTTTCAAGAATATTAATTGTGTTTTTAATATCATCTAGAGTTTTATATTTTATATTAATGGTATCAGATGGGTTAGCATCTGTAAATAAATCATCCCATTTCCCTTTTATGGTTTTTTTCTTGTGCGGCATTTTTTAATTCTTTGTTTGCTAATCTATGTATATATTATTAACAAATAACACATACCGTTCACATTGAAACACTATGCCCTAGGCACTCATAAGACCACTTTGAAAGGTGTGCATATAGTGGAGTGTCTACGGTAGTAGAGTGTCTACGGTAGTAGAGTGTCTACGGTAGTAGAGTGTCTACGGTAGTAGAGTGTCTACGATAGTAGAGTGTCTACGGTAAAATGCTATTATTATTGTCTTTTAGTCCAAACTTGCACGCCACCTACTTCATTCCGGGATTGTTCGCTAGGTGATAACCCAACTTGTTTAATAAAATCCACGGCATATTTAATTGGCATCCAAGGGATGCGTGGCGAGCATTCATAATATTTAGAATGGAATGCTATGTTAATTGGATATGACGCGGGGAAATATACTTTTAGCAGTGTGTCTGTATTGTGTGTGTCTTTAAGTCTGGTGCCTACAGCACGTGCCATTAGTCCAGAACTAGCAACTGGTAAAACCATGAATAACAGTACTTGTGAATCAATAGGGTGTGTTTCAGGCCATTTAAATGTACTCGCTAGTGATTTCATGTCCTTAATAAAGTAATATACGTCTGCAAGAGTGGGAGCATAGTCATATGGATAAAACCATTCCCAACTCTTGCAACGACCTACATAATAATTGGCATTCCAAATAAGTGTCCGGATATATGCTTCAGCTATTTGTCCTATGTTTTCTGGTGTCCCTGGCATATCCAGGCAAGTCCGATAATACCGCCCACGCCATTTGTGTTCACCTACACGGATACTTGTTTCAATATTTAGATATTGCATAGGTAGATAGTCCATCATAAGTTGTTGGCGCTCACGTTCAGTACAATTAGGTGGAATAGGGATATGTTTGCGGGCGCGGTCATCAATGAATTTGCGAGCTAGTGTGTCCTCCTGCCTGGCAAGTCGGGTGAAAATCTCCTGCAGGAATCCCAAATTAATTTGTCCGGTTGTCCGGCTAAATAGCCAACCAAGATCAGTTTCCATATCCACCTGCGAAATCCCGTTTTGTACTTGGAAATATTGACTAAGTAGGATTTCATGTCCGTTATTTTTAATACTAATCCAATGTACTTTAGGCATAAAATCATTGCCTAGAAGCATCATCAGGACTACATAATCATCGATGAACCGGAGTAGGTGGTGATCGGGCATATGTGTGGTTGTCCCTATACGTTTTTTAGATGTTTCAATTACAAGCGATGATTTGAGACAATCTACATCTAGGAACAAGTAAGGATACCCTTCGTGTTCGAAAGAGTATTGGCCGTATTCATATGCTTCACGGATGAGGAAGATATTAGGAACTCGGCTGGCTAGACTAAGCATAATCAGATCACCATCTAGGCCATATACAATTGTCTTTGTATTAGGTGCCGGTGGATGTACGGCTAGGTGTTCGAAAATCTTGTGTTCGCCTTCACCTGGGTTGGACCAGTCATTGAAAATAACTTCCATATCGCGAAACATCACATGAGTATCTATATGCTGTCGGATTGCAATACGGAGTTTTTCCATGAATACAGTTCCGGGTGTAATCATATTTGTGTCGATACATGTGTTTTGTTTGGAATTGTCATATTGGTCTCCATACCTAGCGTCGATAGTTGCAGTCTTTTGTTTACGGCAAATACTATGAAACCGACGCTGACGTTGTTGGACCATCTTGGCATGTGGAGGAACTCCATCAATTGCAATAAACAGTTTATTAACACGTTGCGGTGCAACAACTTGTTTACCATGTGATGATGGTTGCATACGGTCTGGTTCTTCATCTAGGTCAATACTAATGTCTGCTTGGGATTGAATATCTACATCGGATGGGAACACAGAGGCCTGATTGAATAGATTGACGATGTTATCTAGGTATTCCAGAATATGAAGAATAAACGTTTCTTCAGTTTTAATCTCCGGTTTCAATGCCTGGTAAATAGCACCATTAAAATCCAAATACAGGTGTATGGGTTCTCCTGCATTTGGCAAATGACTTTTAATAGTTGATTGCACGTCATTCTTCTTGTTATATTTACGCAGATGACTGAAAAGACCAGGTACTCCCATTTTTGGTTTAAAATATGTATTCTTTGGGTTTATATGTTGTTATTATTGTATCTAGGATATACCATAAAACTGCCCTTATACTGAAAACAATTTTTTATGAGGTGTTATTTTTGCCAAAAATTCCAAAAAAATATATAGGCTGTGAAATTTTAAAATAAAAATTGTTTTGTATTCCACTTTTGACTATGAATTAACAATATAGCAATAGCAAATAATAATTAACTTAAGCCCAATCCAAATATGACTACTAACACAACCACTGAAACTAAACTTATGAACGGAATCTACTCCACTGAATTTGACAAGGACTGGGAGATGTCTAAGCATTATATTGACGCTGTAAGGCAAATCGCCCAGCGTGCTGAAAATATTGATGCCGACCAACTCTATCAGATCTTTGATACTAAGACTATCCCAGAACGCGAAGAGTCTAACAAGAAGCTTAAGACCAAGCAAAACAAACGCCAAAAGAAGAAGAATGAAAAGTTTGTTGTTGCCGGGCTTGCCAAGCCTAAGAATGTTCGCAATCTATTCCGCGAGCAATACCATGCCCGTTGCAAGGCAGAAGGTAAAGAATTTGACAATGCCGGGTTTACTGCTGCATATGCAGTACTCTCAGCTGATGCAAAGGAAGCTCTCGAACTCGAAGTCCGTTCCGCTAAGGAAGTATTTGATCGTGAATACGAGCAACACCTTGCCCGTGCAATCTCGTCAGGTGATTATCCTGAAAAGGCACCTACCAAGTTCAAGCGAGCATACATTATCTTTGCTGAAGAGATGCGTCATGCACTTGCTGACTCCACTGATGCCAGATTCGACGCTGTAAAGCGCAGCTTATTCGCAAAGATGTCGATGACTGAAAAGTCCAAGGCATTTGGTGAACTCTGGAAGACAGTTAGTGAAGCCGAAAAGACTCGCTATTCTGCTCTTGAGAAGGAAGCTGAACTTGCATACACTGCTGAGTTCTACGACTACAATGTCCGTGTTCTCGAGCGCCAAATTGCTAAGGCAGAACGTGAAGGACTTGGTTCTCAAGAGTACCGTGACCGTCTAACGGAGGTTCAACTCAAGCCTCCTAGCGCCGAAGCTCGTGTCGCTCAACCCAAGTATTATGGCGCTACGGCACAAACCGTATCTCAGCCATCTGTTACTGTTGGAGCAACCGCTGAAAAGCCCAAGAAGGCAAAGAAGGAAAAGACTGAAGCCTCTGCTGCTGCCACACCAGCTGTTGTTCTTACTACAGAACCTGCTGCTACTACCACAGACAAGCCTAAGAAGGTAAAGAAGGCCGCTGTTACAGCATCCTCCTAATATATAACGATTACCTATTAAATAATAATCCCTTTGTAGCTAAAGGAATATATTTTTTTTTTTTTTTTTTTTTTTTTT